CAAGGCAATTTCAAAGAAATTATAGAAGTAGCGATAGTACGCTTATTTATAGATTCTTCTGATATCCCTGTTGAGTCAATTTCAAATATACCGGGAGGTCTGATTGAATTAGGCCTTGTCGACCCATCCTATGTGTTCATAAAGAATGAACCACATCCTAAGAGAAAAGTTGAACAAGGCGCTTACAGAATAATATCTGGAGTTTCTTTGCCTGACCAACTGTGCGAAAGCGTCCTATACGCAGAGTCTGCCGATGCTAAACGCTCGGTGGACCGTATATTTGAGAACGGGAGTGCCGTTGGTATTAGTTTTACTGACAGTGCGATGATGCAGTTTGTCAAAACAGTCTCTTGGTTAAAGAGCAAGTGGGGATCGTTGTTATGCGATGATTTCTCCGGTTTTGACTCATTACATACATTGCAAACACTTTTGGCCACGAATGCCATTGATAAAGTTACCCATAAATCGAAAGATGGGAAACTGGACAAATGGAATTTGTGCAACCAGAGGTGGTCGTATAAATGTGCCTACGGGTGTTCCGCGATCGGTAATCAAATCTACGCCAAGTTGAATCCTGGCATGATTAATAGCGGGTCAAAGAACACTAGTAGAGAAAATACCACTTTGCGTAATTTATACACATATATTATTGCAATACATAGTGGACAGCCTAATATTTACAATATGGCGAATGGGGACGATGGTTTGACCTTCGGCCTCACCCATCCTGTTAAATACGAGGAGTCTGCTGATGCTTTAGGTTTCCGTGTAAGGGATGTTGAGTTTTGTGAATCAGATACGTTTGAGTTCTGTTCACATAGATACTCCTTCTCAACCGGGGTCGCGTCTTTAACGTCGTGGCCTAAAGCTATGTATGGTATCCTTTCCAAGAATGTCTGTCTGAGTGATGTCAATCAGACTATTGGAGAGATGAGACACAATAGTGAATATCCAGCCTTGGAAGCTTTTGTTTCCGAGTTGGATCTTCACTGAATACTAGCGGGACGCTGGTGCCGTAAGCACCCCACCGGTTTGTGGTGGTTTATCC